GACCTCTTTTTCTTTATAAGCAACCGTTTCGTCAATCAATTTAATTGCACCGGCCGTGTCGCCACTCACCAACTTTTGTTTTACCTTTTTTAGGTCATCAATCAATGCTAATACTTCGTTCATTAGACTTTCCTTCCTGCTGTCTTTAAGTCTGATTTAGAAACCACCATATAGGGACCTTTGTTATATGCTGGCACGATTGTAAATTTTTTAGACTCTTCTATCTTCCAAGAGTTGTCTTGTTTGGTGCCACCTGGTCCTATATGATTAGAAAGAACGGGACCAGGTTGGACATCTGATAAATCTGTTGTAGGGTAATAACCCTCGTCTCTGTATCTAGTGGTTGGTATAATTCTACCTGTATCATCTACGTTTAAACCTAGAGACCTCATCCACTTGATATGCTTTTTTAAAGCAAGTTCATATTTTTGTTGTTTGTTAAGAGCCATTGAAACTATCTATATCACCTGTATTTGTTTTTATATCATCTTTGTCTTCACTAGACATTAATAATATAACATAATGGATTGCTTTAAGCAAGTCTTTTCTATTCTTACCTGCTTTTTTACCATATCTGCAAAGATACTTAATAGCATTTGCTTGGCAAAAATCTTTATCTATATTCAGGTGTCTTAACATATCTTGAACCTGAAAACCATCTGCTGTGGTACTATAATGTTCACCATAAGTACCCTTAATATAGTCGTGTATTTCTTTTATTATTTTATCTTCATTGTATTTCATACTATTTTTCCTAAAATTATTACCTGTAATATAATGATTATAACTGGTAATATAGTTCTAATCAATTCTAATTTATGATTATGTTTATCTATTTCTCTTTCTAACCAATCTCTTTTCTTTTTCATTTTTCCTCCCTATATACCTAACGCCTTTATAACATCTTCCTCTGTATTTGGCAACCTTTTTCCTGATTTTATCCAGTCAGCCATCTGTTCAAAGTTAAATGCTTCATCTGTTTTACCTTCTTTTTCTAATACCTTTTGTGCTAATTTAAAAAACTTTAGAGTACCCATTTCTTGAGTCATACCCATTTCTGGTCTTGATTGTAATTTACCTGGTCTCTGATTACTCATTAGTCTTGCCTCTTCTTAAAATCTTCTAAATGATTCATATTAGCGTATCTGCCTGCCTCATTGATAGCATAAACAAGAGTCGCTTTATGGTTTTTACTTGTCTTATCATATAACTCTTTTGCCTCTTTATATGTTTTGACAATTGTTTTGGTACTCTTATCAAGTGGTCGCCACATCATTACAGAATACTCTACAGCATTGTCTATAATATTTTGTTCCCACTCGTTTGGTTTATTCAATTTAGGCTGTGTCATTATTTGCTTTAATTGATTTCTCTATATCTTTATCGTATTTTTTATTTCTCTTTATCATCTTGTCAAGAATTTTCTTAACGTCTCTTGTTAAGTATAGCATATAAAATACTAAACATAATACAAGAACAGATAAAGCGATACTAACTATATCATTCATTATTTCCACCATTCGTTTTCTAGGTTAATTTGAACATCAACATCTGACTTTTCCTTTTCAGTAAGGTTATCTTGTATCTGGTCAAAATAACACCAGTAAGTACCATTATCACCTGAATAGGTCACAGCACCTTTATAACCAAGGTCTGTATCATATGTTTTTGCATTTAAGGCTGTATCATTTTCAGCCGCTATATCGGTCATTTCTGTTGCGATACCGATATTGATTATCTCACCAGTTCTACCGTGATTACCGACAATCTTATCGCCTACATTTATTATCATTAGTGTGTCCTCCCATATGTTTTGTTAATAAATCTCTTTGTAAATTTTGGGTCAAAATCATATTTAAAATATTGTCTTGTATTATATAATTGACCATAGTCATTGAATAAAGCATTATCTAAACCTGTACCTGTGCTTTCACCAAACTCATCATAGTAAGTATTATAATATTCTTCACCAACTATCATATCAACACCACTATTACCAGTAGCATTTGAAGCAGTTTCATTATAATGTTTATCACAATACTTTTTAATCTTGTTTTTAAACGTCTCTGAATTTAATCTCTTTAATTGAGACAATGGTACATTTCTAAAAATAGTATGATGTATCTTAAAGAATTCATCATATCTATCCTCTGAATCTTGATACTCTCTCCAGTATGTTAAATGTATAGTATTGTTTTTACTCATTACAGGTAATATTTTGCCATTGTTTTTGAATAGTTATCATCAGCGGCGTCAGCGTCTTCTTTCGCATAAAATAAAACGTCATCAATGTTGTTGTCATCAATATCAAGTAAGTTAAGATTGTCAACTTTAGATATATCAGACTTTGCTTTATCAGCGGTAATTTTACCGTCTGTATAAGATTTTAATATATCACTAACTTGTTCGTCAGCGACTTCTGTATAGTATGATTTAACTTTAGCCATAGTGTTTTACTCCTTTGTTGTTTATAATTATATCAAAAATTTGTAGAAGAGTCAAGAGATTTCTTTTCTTAGCGTCTTCAATTCTTTCGGTAAGTGTCTTATTTTTTCTAATCATACATATACTATACACTATCCACCATAGAAAGCAAGCGTTTTTTTTAATTATTTTTTGAGACCAGGTCTACATTCTGGCGTATATATGTTCTGGTTTTGTTCTATTTCCAGTTGTTTCGTACCCAATCCAAGTCGGATTCGTGTGGGTTTGGTTGTCCGTGAAACACGGCCACCAACGATTCGTCATTCTTTTCAAACGTCCAGTCTGACTTACTAAATCTAGGTTCTTTCCTAGAAAACCACTTATATGAAAAAGTCCACTCGTTAGGCATATATCTCATCCAGGGAAGGTCCTTCAAAAGTTCATAGGTCACATTCTGGTCTCCTTGATACCGTCTCCAATTTGGTCTATTTTCATAATACTTTTCCCACACAGCAGGTGTGGCATTACTATTATTAAATTTCATAATGGAAGAATTTATACCATCAAAACCAGTAAAGTCGTGTAGAACACCAAAAGTAGTATCATCACCAAAATTAGCTATCTGGTCAATATTCTTTAATATGACCACATCTAAATCCATATACAGATTAACACCCTCTAAACCACTATCTGGATGAAATAATTGCATTTTGTTCCACCACCCTTGTTCATCAAACAAAGGAAATTGTTTAAATTGTATATCGCCGTCTATCTGTTTATGTAAGGAAGTGTTATCGGTAAAACAAATAAATTTATGGTCAACCGTTAAATGTCTCTTGACCATATTGTATAGGTTTTGTACATAAATCGGTTTGTATTTGTTGCCGTAATAAACACAAACAAAATTTATCATATCTTTATCTGTTCTTCTAATTTTTCTGTTTCTAAATGATTGTTAGGTTGTTTCATTAACAATTCGTATGCTGTGCCATCTGCAATCTCTGATAATTTAAATTGATTATCAACTACCATTTTTAACCACTCGTTTATAGTTTTATGTCCTGGTCTCATAGGTTTAGTTATCTTTCCTATGTGGTCACCACATATAAAACTGGCTATGTTTCTTTTATGTGCAAATACTGGTGTCATATTTAATATTGCGTCAATAGCTGATAATGACATATTAGTTACCAATGCTTGACAACCTTTTAAGTCGTCTCTAATATCTGTATTCCACCATTGATTACCAGGTCTAGGTTTATTTCTAATCTTTATTGGCATTTCTGCAAACTCTGTACCAAATGTTGCCTGTTTTATTTGTTCACTTGCAACTTCAATCCATTTCTCAACTGACATACCATTTATATGCATTGTGACCGTAGGTGATGATGGTGCTAATAAGAAGTGTGTCATTTCACCTGTTTGCCACCCTTTAAAATGACAATCAATGCCTTCGCTTTCTAATTTTGATAGTCTTGTACCATCGCCTACTGAACCTCTTATTGTATGTAAATTACCTTTACATATTCTAAAATACATTCTATCCCAATCAACTTTAGGTTCTGGATATCTTGTAAATGGTACATTTAAATAACCTACATCTACGTACCACCACTCTTTATCAAATCTAATACATTCTCTAATATTATCTATATTTTTACCTGCTAAACCCCAGAAAAAATGTATTTCGTGGTCTGCGTCTTGCCAACCTTTTTCTATTGCTGGCCAAATCTTATGAGATAAACATTTGTCCCAAGCAATTTTGTGTGTTATAATCATCTTTTTTCCCTTTTAATTATATCTGCCATATCGTGGTTGACCTTAGCGTGTCCTCTTTCATCTTGTCTTACTGCAATCACAACGTCTCTTAATGTGGCAT